ACGAAGAAAACACTACTACTAAAACACAAGATGATGGATATCAAGAGATAGACATCTCAAAACCCCAAAAAGAAGAACCAGAAAAAGACTACGAGGTTGAAGAAGAAGAAACTGAACAACCGAAAGTAGAAACTAAAAAAGAAGAACCAACTGAGGATTCTAAAGATCCAGAAGAATTAGATGGTATTAATACTGCTGGTGCAGAAAAAAGAATAAGACAACTAATTAAACAACGTAAAGAGAGAGAAGAACAACTCGAAGCGCAACAACAACAGATTGCTGATCTTCAAGCCCAGCTTCAAAACTCAACACAAAAAGTACAAGATACGGAAAAAGCCAGTTTAGTTAGTTATGAGAATCAACTTAAAGATAAACTTAAACTAGCTGAAGAAGGTTATAAGAATGCTTATGACTCTGGTGATAAAGATAAACTGTTAGAAGCACAAAAGGCAATTGCTGATGCAACTACAGAGTTAAGAATGGTTGATGCTAAAAGATTTTATATAGAAGATCAGGCTAAAAAAACTGAACCTAAACAAACAAATGGTGAAGCACAGGCACAACCGCAAGCACAACCGCAAGCACAAGCACAACCTAAATTACATAAACTCGCTAGGGAATGGATCTCGGATAATAGTGAATGGTATAATAAAGACCGTATTACTACACAAGCGGCTCATATTATAAACGAAGATTTATTACAAGAAGGCTTTGATCCAGAGACTGAAGAGTTTTATACTGAGATAAGTAAAAGGCTAAAGAAAGAAATGCCTCACAAGTTTGGTCAGCAGGAAGAACCAACAAATAAACCTGCTCAAGTGGTGG